ATCCATTATAGCTTTTATGCTTGTTTGAACTGCTTTTATTAGAACTGGTAATGTTTCTTGTAATAATGGTGGGATTTCTTTTACTAACTTTGGAACTAATTCATTTAATAATCCACTTATCATTTGTGCTATTCCAGTTATTACTTGTTGTATTCTTGGAATTAAATTATCTCCTACTGTTAATACACTATCTACAAAATTATTTATTAATGTATCAAAATTAGCATTATCATCTGCCATTCCAGTTAATAAATTACCCCATGCACTTTTCATAGAATTTACAGAACCACTTATTGTTGAACTTGCTTCTTTTGAAGTAGTTCCCATTATTCCCATTTCCTTTTGTACTACACTTATTGCATTTACTATATTTCCAAATGACATATCATTAGCATCTACTGTTATTCCAAGTTCTTTTTGTACATCTGTTAATTTTGATGCATCAGATATTAATCTTGCCATTTCTGTTTTAGTACCACCATAACCTAGTTTTAAGTTATCTAACATGGTATAATTTTGTTTAGCAAATCCTTGATATGCATTTTGGATCATACCAATATCAGTACCCATTTTATTAGCATTATCTGACATGTCTATAATTGCTCTATTACTATATTCAGATGCTTTTTTTGTATCTCCACCTAATGATTGGATTAATGATGCACTAAAACTTGTTACAGTTTCCATATACTCATTAGCACTTAATCCTGCAGTTTTATAGGCATTATTAGCATATTCTTGAACTGTTTTAGAACTTTCTTTAAATAATGTATCTACACCACCTACTAATTGCTCATAATCTGCATAACTTTCTATTGCTTGTTTTCCAACACTTACTAAAGCACTACCCATTGATTTTAAACCATTAATAGCACTATTAATTGCTTGTGTTCCTAAATTTGCAAGTATTCCTTTGAATACTGTAAATCCATCACCTGCACTTTTAGTCTTTTTTGTAACATCATCTTCTACTTTTCCAAGTTCATCAAGTTCTTTAGTGGTTTTATTTACTTCTGCTTGTGCTTGATTCATTTCTGTTTTTGCTTTTGATACTGCATTATTATATTGAACTTGTTTATCTTCCAATTGATTTACAACTTTTTCTTGGTCTTGATATTCTTTTGATGTTTTTCCAAGTGTAGAACCTATTTAATCAAGTTTTGCTTTTTCCTTAGTAAGTTCTGCAGTTAATTGTTGTTGTGCAACAGAATTTTTACCATAGGTAGCATTTATTTCATTGTATCTATTTTTTAATACATTTAATTTTGCTTGTTGTTGTTCTAATGCTTTATTTAATACTTCTGACTTTTGTGCCATTGCTTGAGTTGATTTATCATTTTTATCAAAACTAGATGATACAACCTTCATTTCAGAACCAACTTCTCTTAAACTTTGATTTATTTGTTTTAAGGCTCTTTGATATTCACTTTCTCCATCTAGTTTAATACTTGAACCAAATCCTGCCATATAATCACCTCCTTTAGAACCATTTATCACTTTCTTCTGCTTTTTCTTTTAGTTTTTTATAGGTTGTATTTGATGCTCTCATTAACATTTCTTTATCAAAATCATTTTTATAATGTTGATATAATTGAAAAAACAATTTAAAAGTTAATCTTCCTATTTCTTTAGTAGTTAAATTTAATTTAGTTCTCCCAATGAAGTAGATCCATGTAAAATCTATTGTTGTATCTTCATCATCTTCTTCATCAGGAATTATATGTTTTTTTCTTCACTTTTTGTACTTTCTATGACTGCATCTTGTATTTTTTCATTTATATTTCTTAATCCTAAATCTGTTATAATTCTTCCAACTTGTCTTAATGTTAAAAAGTCATGTTTTTCTTCTCTATCTTCGTTTGCTATATCTATACCTTCATTTATTGCTTCACAAAATCCAAATTTTAAGGCTTCAATATTACATTCTTCTCCTTTTTTTGATGGTTGAATTAATTCAGACCATTTATTAAAACTCCCATATTTTGTTTGTAAAGTTTCAATTACATTCATATCAAAAACTACATCATATTTTTGTCCTTTATATTCTATATATGTTACATTACTTTTCATTTCATTTCCTCCTTTAATAAAAAAATGGAATGGGTATTAACCCCACCCCATTAATGGTTTACACACTTACAGATGGACTAAATAATCCTTCTAAGTAACTTATTGCATCAGATTGAGATGTAAATAATTTTTCCCTTCTCCAGTTTCCATCTGTTGGAACAACAACTGTTCCTGATAATTCATAAGTTGAAAATTCTACACTTTCACCCATTGTATTATCATCTGCACTTGGTTCTGCAAATTTACATTGTGCTAAAAATGTTGCTCTAAACATTTGAGTACCATCAACCATAATTCTAACTATACGACCAACACCAACATAAGGTGCTATATCATTTACATTAGAAACAACTTCTTGAGTATCACTATCATAATCATGTCCTAAAATTTCTGCTAGTGTTTCTGCATCTAATCTATCAATTCCCATAGTGCAAGTTCCACCAGTAACTCTGTTATCACTTTCTGCTAGACTATCATCTGCATATAGTTTTGCATCACTTGTAGTAGGTTCAAAACTAAAACTAACTGCTTTTCCGGGTTTTTTCACTGTTCCATATGATATTGCTCCAGTTGTTTCATTTATTGTTGCTACTGCATATCTAAAATTATTTAAACCTATTTTAGCCATTAAGATTCACTCCTTTCTTATACACTTGGCATTAAATCTTCTATTTCTTGTCTTTCTTTTGCAAAGCATAAGGTTTTATGATAGTAACCAGTATCATCTTCATACATATCTTGTGAAGTTCTACTTGGTTGCCATATAAAACCATTATCTTTCATTATTTTTTTAATTTTTTTAACTATATTAAAGTAATTTCCTTTTGAATAAATATCAAAATCATAATATAATACATAACCTAAA